TGAATCTTCAGCAAGCAGGATATACAGCAACAATGCCTTCAAGAACTGAACAATCTTCTGTCATAGCATCTGGAGCAGGAGCAAAAGCGGTTACATTCACATCACCATTTTTTGTTGGAACGTCTGGATTAGGTAATTTAAATAATTTTTTACCTGCTGTTAATATCTCTCCACAGAATATGGGTACTAAGGAGTTTTATGAGCTTACAAATATATCTGGCACTGGTTTTACTGTTCACTTTAAAAACGAGAGTGGTGGTAGTATAGATAGGAACTTTACCTACAGTGCTGTTGGTTTCGGCAAAGGAGGGTAACATGGAGGAAAATAGTATTTAACTGTGGCTGACGTTACAAATTACACAATCGAAAATGCTTCTGGAGCGAATGTAAGAACTGATCTTAATAATGTTTTTGCTGCAATCCAATCAAGTAATTCTAAATCTAGTGATTTAGCTACAAGTCAATGTGTCGCTGGTATGCCTTTTCTAAATACCACCACAAATATTTTAAAAATACGAAATTCAAGTAACGGTGGATTTACTGAAATTGGAAACATTGACCAGGCTAATTTAGGTTTACTACTTAAAACAGGTGGAACTATGACAGGAGCTTTACTAGCTGATGACTCTGGAACTGCCTCTGCTCCAGCACTAAGTTTTGATGGAGATACAGATTTAGGATTATTTAGAAAATCTGCGAATGTTATGGGATTTAGTTCGAGTGGAACAGAACAGATGATTTTCGATTCAAATGGAATTACATTAAATAATCAAAATGAAATAAGGTTTAGCGAGGCAAGTTCAAATGGAACAAATTATGTAACAATCAAAGCTCCCTCATCTGTAACATCAAATCGCACTCTCACATTGCCTGATTCCGATGGAACGATAGCTTTAACAGGTGCATCAAGCATAACTATTGGAAGCACAACTGTTGCTCTTGGTGCAACTCAAACAACTTTTGCTGGTTTAGGCCAACTTACACCAGCAGTTAATAATCAGTCTGATTTAGGATCAACCACATTACGATGGAGAAATATTTTTACTAATGACCTTAATTTATCTAACGAGGGTAACGGTAATGACGTTGACGGAACTTGGGGAAGCTATACTATACAAGAAGGAGAAGATTCACTTTTCTTGCTTAATAAACGAAATGGCAAGAAATACAAGTTTAATCTAACGGAGGTAACTTAATGGCATTATTTGAAAATAGTCCAGCAGTAGAAAGACACCCAATAACTCATTGGGTTCAATTTCGAGGCAGTGGCACAGTTGCAATTTTGGCAGACGGAAATGTAAGTAGCGTAAGTGACGATGGAACTGGAAATTATACAGTTAATTTTTCAACAAATATGCCAGACACAAATTATTGTTTTTTTGGAAATACTTTAAAAGGAGATACTAATAATGACGGAAACCAACATCTTCAAATGGGCGGTAATAATACAAATCCAGATGTAGCAGTAGGTAGTATTGGTCTAAGAGCAAAGGTAGCAACAAATAATGCTGACAATGATCCAGATAGAGTTACTTGCGGTTTTACAAGATGAGAGTAGTTTATAAAAAAACAGACGGTACGATTAGTATTATTTGTCCTACCTCAACAACCATAAATCCAGCCACAGGTGAAGTTTGGACTGTTGAAGAAATAGCAGCCAAAGATGTACCAACTGGTTTAAAGTATAAAATAATAGAAGATTCAGATGTTCCTACAGACAGGTCTTTTAGAAATGCCTGGACTGTTGATGAATCAGATCTCACAGATGGAGTTGGAGCATGAGCATTATTAAAACAGACATGACAAAGGCCAAAGAGCTACATAAAGAAAAAATTAGGCTGGCAAGAGCACCTTTATTAACTGCACTAGATGTTGAATTTCAAAAAGCTTTAGAAACTTCAGCAGACACAAGTGCTATCGTTGCAAAGAAGCAAGCATTAAGAGATGCTCCTGCTGACAGCACTATTGATTCAGCTACAGATGAAGCTGGATTAAAGGCACAATGGAATACAACTATTTTAGGAGATTCTCCTTATAGCTAATGGCAATTATTCCAGGAAAAAAGAATTTTACTGTTGATAGAAGAGCAGACTTTCCTATCAGGCTAACGTTTAAAGATTCTACTGGATCGGCCATAGATTTAACTGGTTACACCGTAGCTGCTCAAGTTTACGATGAATCACGATCCACAAAATATGCAGATTGGGCGGTTGCCTATACTAATAGAACAGGAGGTACAGTTGATATTTCTCTCACAGATACGCAAACAGCAACTTTTACTCCAAGTATTTTGTTTTATGACGTATTGTTAACAGAACCAAGTGGTGACAAATTTTATTATTTAGAGGGTAAACTATTTATAAGTGAAGGTTACACAGCATGAGCAGTCCTAATTCCGTAACAGTTAGTCAGGTATCTGATGTAACCACAGTTGAAGTAACCACGCTAGGGCCACAGGGTCCTAAAGGCATCGACCTTGATGAAACGTCAAAAGTTGATGGCTCTGTTGTTTACTATGACTCAAGTTCTGCTAAATTTAAAGCAGATGCAACAACTACTAAACTTACACTTGTCGATGGGGGCAACTTTTAACAATGGCTAACA